AGAACGCAGACAGTCATTGAACATGCGCCAGTAAAATTTGTCAACGAAGATCTTAACAATTTTGACTTCGGTGAATTTTACACAGGACATCAAGAAGTCTGGGCTATGCAGTTTCGTGGTGACCGCGAGGACTTTTATAATGTTCTTGATCTTGAACAAGACTTTGATCAGGTGCCTATGAACACTGGATTGACAGAAACTGCAGGATTCTTATTACCAATTATTCAGACCTCGGGCATCTTAAAAAACGCATATTTCCTCGAAGGTAATTGGCTAAATATATTAAGTTGATGCTACAGGCACACACAGGCTCATTATTAAGGCACATTTAGGCAACAAGTTGAACGCATCGCATTGAAGCGAGAACACAGATAATGTCATTGAAAGATCTTGAGAGTGAGAGCCTGGAAACGCACGTAGTATTGTGCGCTGAAAGGTATAAAAATTTGGAAGCCAGATTAACAGATTTGGACGAACGTATGACCAAGGTGGAAGAACACCTTGTAGATATTCGCGACTCCATTGTTGCCCGCGACACTAACTTTGACCGTCGTGTAATTGCAGTGGGCGGCACTGTTATAGGTGCTATGTTTGCTGCTATCATCGCATTACTAATACAAATTTCTACACAGTGAAAATCATTGAAATAACAGGTCAGCCCGCGGTTGCTATCACCAACGAAGAAGCAGATGTATTTTTGCAGTTTGATGCAGAAACACCCGAAGTGGCCAAAAGTGACCTAACAGATCGACAACGCATTCTAGCCAATCAGCTAGTCAATAAAAATTTACTGGTAAGACACAATGACAACGGACGAATCATCTACAAAAAATCTACTAGGTAAGCTGCTTGTAGATTCCGCAATACAAAAATTTACGCAATTAGCCGAGCAGACCTTCAAAACCATTCGTTACAGCGAATCTTTACCAGTGTGTTTGGATCTAGGCGATGACCATTACATAATTGGATCATTTGAAATTCATGGCAAGGGTGCACATCGTTGGACAGTAATCAAAGACCACAGAAATGTACAGGTGTTTTATAGTAAAACATCTGCCATTTATTACTGTGTTTTTGAATCTGTACAACAGTACCGCCAGGCAGACAAAATTCTCGGATACGATAGATTAGCCGGTAAGTTCTACGATGACTACGAATTTTATCGTCGTAAAATGGAAAAGACTAAAAACGCTGAACACCGTGACACTATTGTATTTAAATATCAAGAAGCTAAAATGCGCTATGAACACGCAAGACAAGAACTTGCAAAAACTCTAGAATTGGCTAAATATTATAAAGTTTGGGATAAAATTAAATGAACCTAAAAGAATTAACACCACAAAAGACTCAACGTCTAAACAAAGTTATGGAAAGCCGCTTTGGTTTTGCTATTGATTACAGCAGCATGACCTATGCTAAAGCACAGCGTCTAAACATTGCTCTGACTGAAAATCTAAACAAGATTCGTCAGAGCTACGGTTCGCACACTGCTGAAAAGAACAGCAAGTACATGGAAATGCTCATGGTACGTGAAGGCATCCAAAGTTGGTTGGAACAACACAGCCCGCTAATGGAAGGCGAACTAGAAACTGCAGAAGCAGTATTAGCAGCCAAAGATATGGTAGACAGTGTTCAGGACATGATCACTGATGCCAGCAAAATGTTAAATGAAGAACTACCTCCCTTGCTAGACACCATTCGTGATCAAGTAGGCACTGCTCAAGCAGATGCTTATAAGAACACAGTTACCACAGCCCTACAAGGATTAATGGATTCTCTGAATACTGCACGTGATGCACTAGACAATGGTGCTAGAACACTAGCCGGTGAACAGGTTGCACAACCCATGGACATGGGCGGTGCTGATCTAGGTGCTGAAGTTGCTCCAGATTTGGGCAGCGACTTAGACATTGAAGGTGACGGATTCGACGCCAGCGATGCAGCCGCAGGTGGCGATGAAGAGCTTGGAAGAGCACGCCGTTAATGCGAGCACTTGAGTTTATAGTTGAAGAACACAGTGGTGCTGCTGATATAGTAGCCACTGTGTTAAGTCTTGTTCAGTCTAAAGTGTTAGACGGTCAACTAGAATCTTCTGTGCCAACACAGTTTATTCTACGTTTAATCAACAACACTGGGATGACAGCATTCAACTATCAGGATCTAATTAAAGCCAACGAATCAGACGAAGCAATTAAAAATATAGTTAAAAATATTACACCAGATACAGTGACATTTGTTACACATAGCTCCGACCAGGTTGCAAACCCCGAAGAGTTCACTGGTTCGGTTGACAATCCTGAAAAAACTGTGTCTAAAATGGCTAAAAAAGCTCTAAAGCGTAGACAAAGCTAACTCAATTATAGTATACTAACACCACGTATGTCCCTAAGACTGCGTGGTTTTCTTTTATGCGAATACAACTATCAAAAGACTTAAAAACTATCAGTGATTACGGAAATCATCTAAAGAATCTCACTAAAGATGACAGATTTACACGGTTTGGTTATCAAATCAGCGATCCGAACATTGATGCACTAATACTAGATATTGTCTATAATAACACCGATCATTATTTGTTTACTGCTATAGATTTTACTGCCGAACAAGTAGTAGGATACGGGCATCTAGTCAAGGCTGCTGGCGGATGGGAACTAGCGGTCAGTGTAGATCGCGAACATCAAAATCGCGGAGCCGGTGGCAGACTAATTAAACATATGATTGAGTGGGGAAAGTTACATCAGATTGACAGCGTTTATATGCAGTGTATCACTGATAATCAGCGCATTAAACATCTTGCTGAAAAGTACGGTCTCCGAGTAGTTGAACGTGATGGCACTGAAATTACAGCACTTGTGGAATTGCCCGAAGCCAATGTATTTGAACATACCGTTAATAACTGGCGCGAGCAACAGGAAATTATCTCAGAAATTGTTCGACTACAACGACGATTGATACTAAATTCTAATCCACTGACAAGGATAGTCAACGATGCTGATTAAACGATACGATTATACCCCTTGTGATAGAACTACTATTGATGGTAAACGCCACTACTGCTTACCCGATGGTAGCAAAGTTCCTAGTGTTACAACGATCCTAGATCGCACTAAACCCGCAGAAGCACGCGAAGCATTGGCACGCTGGAAAAAAGCTGTGGGTGAGGAGCGTGCTCAGCAGATCACCACAGAAGCTGCCAATCGTGGTACACGCATGCACAGTTATCTTGAGCATTATGTGTTGAACTCAGACATGAAACCCTTGCCCAGCAATCCATTTGCGCAGCCTAGCTGGTTCATGGCCGCAGAAGTTATACTTCGTGGTCTACAGCACGTAGACGAATTCTGGGGTGTAGAAGTTCCGTTATATTACTCGGGTCTGTATGCAGGAACCACTGACTGTTTGGGCGTTTGGCGAGGGCAACCGGCAATTATAGATTTTAAGCAGAGTAATAAAGTTAAAAAACGTGAGTATATCGGTGATTACTTTCTGCAACTTGCAGCCTATGCGCAAGCCCACAACAACATGCACGGCACTGATATCAATCAAGGTGTAATTTTAATGGCTGTACAACCTAAGCAGTTAGAGGATGGTTCTTATACAACACCTGAATATCTAGAATTTGTCATTGAAGGTGACGAATTTCAACACTACTGTGATGAGTGGAACAAGAGAGTTGAGCTATACTATCTAAAAAACTAAATACAACAGAGGAATAAGAAAATATGCCAGTTGTACAGATATCACAGATCAAACACCGCAGAGGTACAAACGAAAACTTACCACAGCTAGCCAGTGCAGAGTTAGGCTGGAGTGTTGACACTAGACAACTTTATATTGGTAACGGTACGTTAGCCGAAGGTGCTCCTGAAGTAGGTAACACAGAAATTCTTACAGAATATAGTGCTATTCCGGGAGTTCCTGAAACTGATAGTGCGACTTTGATTTATAATACAACTACAAATATATCAATTACTGGAAATACTGTACTAGGCTCAGAAAATCCAGGAGCACAATTAGAATATGTGATTACT